TTAAACAATCCATGATGTCTAAATATAAAGGCGCGGAAGCCTGGTAGTAAAATGGTAATGTGTAAAATTGACTACATAGTACACATATGTGATTGAAGATCACACCACTTGTTGTATATATTTCGCTACAACTACGATGGACTAGTAATCTGCCCGAGGTTATCTGAACCGTTTACGCCAGACTCCTCGTGAGACGAGTTACTTATATCTTCAATGCCCAATGTCCAATTGAGCGTTGTTTTGTAATCAAAAGAATGTTGTGGTATAAAAAATCTCTTGATTGAGGGATGGTTATTAAAAATGCCATCCATTTTCTTGGTAAAATCTTCAAAGTCTGCTTTGCCATGAAGACAAAATTCACGCCTAGCAGAAAGATAAGCCTGAGATAAAACTTCTTCATCAGAGATATTACCTTTACTTGTAGTCATAAGAAGACTTTTAAAAACACTGTTTTTAGCAATCGGTGCAACTACTCTAATCTCATTACGTCTAAAAGTTCTTTTAAGGAAATCCGTGTCTGTAATATTAATAAAAGGAACAGATGCTGCTTCTTTATCAGCCATAGTATAAACAATGCCTCTCCTCCTTAAAACCTCTACTATAGTTGTGTGGTTGAAGGAATTATTAGATGATCCCATAATATTGTCATCTCCAAGCGTCATAAGATTAACATGACGGGAAAAAGTATTGAAATCACCAACAATATCAAAATATGCTATACGCATATAGAGACTGTTGGCTAAGGAATTGACAATAACAGTAAGGGGTTGTCCCGATGGGTTGGAACCAAAAAACTGAAATAGGTCTCCATTCATATTTACAATCGGGAAACATATATCAGTAGAAATTCCAATGCACAAGGCTTTATCTCTAGCAGAAAGGCAATTGTTCTTAGATCTAAGTTCAATAAGAATATAAAAAACAGCTCTAATAACACTGGCAGGCATTTGCTTATCATAGGATTTATAATCTCCAGCGATAATTCTATCCTTACCAAAAACAGTAAGATAATGGTATAAGGTCTGCCATATAGGACTGTAACAATCCATACCAACTGCACACTCGGAAGCAAAATTATTGACTCTCAAGCATTTAGTAAGCATCATAAATTGTTTTCTAACAACTATAGAAAATGGCACGCTACAAGCTGTAAAAACCCTAGTCTCACCAGACTTACGTTTTTTAACCTTAACCGGTTCATCTTTTAAAGAACCCTGAAAAACTATATGAGCTCTATTTCCAAGTATATAAGCTTCTTCTATTTTATCTATTTCTTTCTGGACTTCTTCATTGGGATAATACTTATCATCAATGACATGAAAATAATCCCTTTTACATCCAGGAAAAGCGAATCCTCCTGAAGTCGACATAGGTAGACCTCCAAGTAAAGTATCACCATCCACACCATTGACAGCTGTAAAAACGTCTACAGAATCACAAAGCCACTTATTTTCGCACATGTCACCTATGCGTTTTAAGTAGTTATCTGAAGCTTTTAACAGAATATCATCAGTATAAAATGGTGTTGGTTTACTCATCAAGTCTGTAGCTATAGTATAAGGGTTTATCCAAATGCCATCTTGAACTATGGGTCTCATCAAAGGAGAAGTAAAAGGATTAATAATATCAAAAGTTTCTTCAACTTCATCACATATAATTGATTTATGTACATGACTTCTATGAGTACTCCTTTTATCAAATGAACCCAACATAATAGTAGAAGAATCAGGTTTTATCCAATGATGAACCCCTTTATAATGAGGGGGTTTTAAAGGTCCAGTTTTAGAGTTTAAATGAAAATCATCATCACAACTGGAAGAATGAGCCATCAGTTCATTTTCAAACATAATATCAGAAAAAAAGATCTTGAGAGACCTGTGTAAAAATAACACGCTTAGAGATATCATGACTGGGAGAACCCGCACACTGTATTCCAGTTATTGTAAAACTGTCACCAGTTTGAGATAAGGCTATAGAACCACAATCTCCTAAAACAGACTTACGATGTAAAAGATGGGCATCACAAAAATTACCAACTCTATCACCTATAGGACTGCCGTAGGAAAGCCTTCTAACACCCATACTCACAAATTCCTGCTCTTCCATTGAACCATCAGGTAAACGTTCAATCCTAAGGCCATTCCGTCCAACAGAATCACTTTGTTTAGGAAGAAATTTAAAAATGGGTCTTCGTGGTAAAAGAGCAGAACTAGTGAAAACCGCAATATCGTTATGAAAGAAATCAACCATTGATGGGGCTAAAGTAAAACCAACGACGCTAGAAGCATGAGCATGCCCTTCTCCGTAGTCTGCTCTAACGTGCCAATGATCACCAGGATGAAACAAATGTGCTACTGTAAGATATTTATTGTTACCTAAATACGTTGCACATGCAGAACCTTTCTGTCCATTCTGACTTCTAACATTTATGCGGAGCATAGATCTTGTAATGGTCCTTATGATTTCATCACGATTATTGGGTTTTGATGTAGATGGAGGTCGAAAGAAATCTTGTGCCCTAGTGGCAACATGCCAAATGTCACCATGAGCTTCTAATGGTACTTCTTTCTTCCTCTTAGGTATAATAGTAGGAACTTTAGAAAATAGAAAAGGTAAAACACTCATAAGACCCATAATTCCTAAGGAACCAGCTATGAGTCCCATTCCAAACTGGAGTTTAACAACCCCTGGTGGAATGCCTCTAAGTGTTCTAGCGCGAACAGCACCGACAAAATACTCTGGATAGTTTCTAAAAACAAATCCTAGTACATTATTTTGCCAAGATAACGGAAGGTAATTTTCGAACAAACTTAGTCCAACAACCATGTATTGTTCTTTTCTTTGAGCAGAAAGACGTGGAAAGGAAAAGGAATGTGCCTGTAGAGTTGTTTCATTATCTGAAATTGCCTCTACGATGGCATCGGTGTTATCTTGTTTCCATTGCTCACATTTGGAACAAACGTGTATAGATAACACATTATGTTCACAAAGAGTAGCATCTTTCATCATTTTGCACGCAGCTGACATAACTTCAGCATTCTCCTCGTGCAATCTAATTTGCTCTACAAGAAAAGGAGCTAATTCTTCATTAGTACACAAAATTCTGCGCTCACCAACATCGGCCAAAGAGACAAACTCATTGGTCTCTGGCAAATAAACATCATATACAACATGTTCATTTGGCAAGATTTTAACTCTTTCAATCTTGAAAAAATGTGTATCAGTAACAATTTCAGTTAACTTCTTCATACCTCCGTGTTCACCAATATATTCCTCTTTAAGAATCGGACTAATAACAATAGGAAGTCGTCGCAATGCGGCCCCTGGACTAGAAAGTCCAAAGTAAGCATTTAGATTTTTTGTATTAGTTGTAGCAACAAGACAACGAGGACATACAGGTACACGTCCCTTGTCTTGAAGATCAGCTTGCACAGAAGCAAAACCGATAGAATTATTGATCATTATAAGATCCGATAAATAAGAGGTCTGCCCAGCAGTAACATGTTTAACATGTTCTCGGGCAATGTCGTCCATGAGCACCATCCACTGACCAGCACCTTTATAACCACTCATATATTGATCGCTAGACTGATAAGAATAAACAGTCTTAGCAGGATCATATGTTAAATCATAAAGGTCTTTAGTGGCCTGAGCATATATAGCCCCAATAAAACTAACAATAGTAGATTTACCAATGTTAGGGGGACCGTTTATGAGTACTGCAAATGGAGGTTTACGTACGGCATTAATACCATACTCTTTCTGTATCTTTTCAAATCTTTGAGAAAGGTCACGCCACATCAGCGAAAGGGATTTATCTTCGTTCAACAAAGTAATTCCATCGCTTAGATGTAATTGTATTCTTAAGATAAGCTTCTCAGCATCAGCATGCACATCATGGGGAAGTGCATTGATATCATCTTTAAGCTTAACATATAAGTCAATCCAATCACGGACTTTTTTGTTTTTGACGAGAATTGGTCTCAAATTACCGTCTACAAAACATTGATAACCTGTCTCCAAGAAGGTTACAACAAATTCCGTAACATGAAAGGCAAGACCCTGTATGGAAAGGGTATCGAACTTTGGAAGTCCTTTACCAAATAGCATACGGTATCCTTGATCTGAAAATTTAAGACCCATGCTAGCAACCATACCACAGCTAATTAAACCATGCAAAACTTTTTGCATCTTGGTGACAACTTCACTGTCTGAAACAGCTTTCCAATTGTCAACAAAATATCTTGCAGATTTAAGACCTTGAGGGAGTGATTGTGCTTCAAGCACATCATCTCCAAAAAAGGCTATGGTGGAAACTATCCTCTGAACGTCTTGTAAATCTTTGTAATAAATACGAATAAAATTAAATATGTTGATAATCCAGTTTGTAGGACTAGTATCAGCTGAAACTGATCTGTAAAACATAATAACATTACAGATCAAATTTACGTATTCGCTATCTAGCTGCATAGTCATTAAAGACT